ACCCTGAATGTATTTATTGGAAATTCGTCCGGTGTTGGGGCTGTTGGCACGTCCCATTCTCGAAATAGTTGCTTCGGGGCTGAGGCATGCAGTGGATTGGCAGCGTCAGGGAATAATAATATCGGGATAGGTTATCAAGGCGGCGATAATATCACGACCGGGGATAATAATTTGATTCTCGGGTATCAGGTTGATGCTCAGAGCGCCACGGCCTCGAACCAGATGAGCATCGGCAACCTGCTGTTTAGCGAGGGGATTGACGGGACGGGGACGACGCTCTCGTCAGGATTTCTGGGTATCGCCACACCAACCCCTGCTGGCATCCTCTCCCTGGGCAACGCGACTGAGGGTGGCACCTGGGCGTTTAACAAAATTACTACCCGCGAGGTCCACACGCTCGCTGCTGCCAACACCAGCGACACGACGACGATTACGATCCCCTCTGGAGCCTCGCTGCGTGGCTGTTCGTTCAACGTCGATACGGCAGTCACGACCAGCTCCGCCACGAATACCTGGAGCGCCGCGTTTATTACTGGCTCCACCGCCGCGCTGGCGACGGCCGTCGCCGGGGCTTTGAACACCAAGGCGAACCAGCTCATTGTCCCGGAGATTGCCTCTGCTGCAACAGAAATTCGTTTCACAGCGCCTGGGGCCGAAACTTTCACCGCCGGGGTGATTGAGGCCCTATGTATATATGAATCACTCACCAGCATGGCTGATGCATAAGAAGGAAGCCCTATGCGTACTGCTCTCGTCCTGCTCATTTTGATGTGTTCGGCAACAGCCCTCCACGCCGCAACCATGACAATTACCATTCCCGGGTCGCCTGGTGACCCGACAAGCCTGGCGGCCCAGGTGATCGAGGCGTTTGCTGAACGCTACAAGTGCGTCTCGCACGCTACAGACGTGCCAGGCACGCCGCAGGATGATACCATTGGCTGCGTGAAAGCGCGGGATGCGGACGGCGTCCCGACAACGACAGTCACCAAGGCCACGTTTGCCCAGGAGATTATTCGACGGTTTATCCGGGAGGTGTATAAAGCCAACCAGCGAGTGCTCGCAGCGGACGTGGCAGGGCAGGCAGCCGGGACGCAGGCGGATATTGACTCTGCCCCGGTGGACGTGCAATAAATGGTCAACCTTTTATCACCATGGGGGGCACGGGTGCCAGTCTTGCAGAATCGTGGCGCGGTGACCGTGGCGACGGGCGTGTTGACGTTGGTCGGGGTCGGGTCGTACACGGTCACAGGGGAAGGGGCCGTAGCGGATACGGTGGACACCATTAACGGGCTGCCGGCGGGAGGTATTGCCGTGCTCCGCCCGACGAGTGGCGCGGTCACCATTACCGTGTCGCACGGCACAGGCAACCTGCATTTGCTGAACTCGTTGAGTTGCCTGCTCAACCAGGCGAACGATACCATCATGCTGATTTCGCCGGACGGGTCGGCAGTGGAAGAACTCTCGCGGTCGAACAATCCGGCGTAAGGATGGCTGGCCATGGTGCCGTACTACGGAGATTTCAGCGAAGACGCCACGGTCCTGATGCCATGGCATTCGTTCGACGCTGGCGGGGCGAGCGTGACCGCCGGCGGATTTGTCGCCGCCGATGTCAAGATCTACAAGGACGGCGGACTGACGGAGAAAGCGACGACCAATGGCGTCACGGTGACCACGGATTTCGATAGCCGTACCGGCTTGCACCTGGTGACGCTCGACACCTCGAATGATACCGGCGATGCCGGATTTTGGGTGACCGGGAGCGACTACCTCGTGGCGATTGATGCCGTGACCGTGGATAGCCAGTCGCTCCGCTTTTGGGTGGGGGCGCTGAGCATCGAGAACCGGGCCGGGAGCGCCGGGGACTTTCTCGATGTCGCCAATGGCGTGGAAACGGGCCTGACGGTGCGGGAGGCCTTGCGGGTCATCGCGGCCGCCTGTGCCGGCAAAGCGTCGGGCTTGGCGACGACCACGGCGGTCTATCGCAATGCCGAGGCCGACTCGAAGGATCGGATCACGGCGACGGTCGACGTAAGCGGAAATCGGTCGGCCGTGACGTTGGATCTGACCTGATGTTCGGGCGCCGCTTTTTCGGGCATCGACATTTTGGCCCGCGCTACTGGGGGCCAATTGGAGTCTTGAGTGTACGGTTCAGTTTTGATGCGTCTGCACGAATCACCTCCCATCCAGGAATGGATAGGTCGAGCAATTCCTGGATGGGAACCGACTTCTCTGAGCGGTCATCTCCGGGAAAAGACCGCTCAGACCGCTCATTTCCAGGGGATGACCGCTCAGACCGCTCATTTCCAGGAACGTAAAGGCGGGTAAGAGTACTATGGCTCTCGTTGGACGTTTTACCAAAAACCCGTCAGAAGAATATGACATTGACATTGACTATACCAGCAAGCTGCCAACAGGCGCCGCGCTCAGCACTATTGCGATGAATGCAATTGACCTGAGCGATAATAGCGATGTGACCGCTACCGTCTTGAACTCAGCGACTGGCACGGTCTCTGGAGACAAAGCCGTCATCGGCGTGCAAGCCGGTACAGACTTGGCTGATTATAAAATCACCTTCACGTCAACATTAGACACGGCTGATATTATCGAAGACGAAATCATTATGCGTGTCAGGGAGACGTAAGATGCCGCTGACTCTTGCACAAACCGTAGGCCCGACAATAGAGCCTGTGACGACGGACGAAGCGAAAGACCATCTTCGCATTGACATTCCCGATGACGACTCCTTGATAGATGTTTTGATAACAGCGGCCAGGGCAGACGTCGAAGTCTGGACCCGTCGGCAAATATTGACGGCAACGTGGAAACTGTATTTGGACGCCTGGCCTTCGGGGACGACGCCCATCAGGCTTCCGAAACCCCCGACGGCTTCCGTCGCCAGCATCAAATATCAGGATGGGGACGACGTCCAGCAAACCCTGGCAGGGACGGTGTACCAAACAGACCTGATCAGCGAGCCGGCACGCATCGCCCTGGTCGACGGTCAGGTGTGGCCCAGCTTGAAAGCCGGGGCCATCAATGCCATTGTCATCGAGTACGTGGCCGGGTGGGCAACCGTTGCCGCCGTGCCCTCGCAGATCAAACACGCCATCAAGCTGATTGTCGGCGACCTGTACGAACACAGGGAATCAACGATTGATATTGTGCCGGGGCTCGTGTCCAGGGTCGACAACAACCTGACAATCCAACGACTGCTCTGGATGCAGCGGCGGGAGTTTATTGGATGAACGCAGGCCAGCTTCGCCATAGATTGAACGTCCAGACCAAGGTCGAAACGCGAGACACCAGGGGCGGTGTCACCGAAACCTGGAGTACCGCGGTAACCCGTTGGGGTTCTATTATGCCGCTCTCCATGAAGCAACAGATGGAAGCAGACCAGCTGGACGCCAAGGTGAGCCATCGAATCGTCATGCGCTATTTCTCGGGCCTGACGGATCAGCACAGGCTCCTGGAAGGCTCCTCGAGAGTCTTCCATATCTCGTCTATCAAGAACGTGTCCGAACGTGACAAGACGTCTGAGATACTGGCAATGGAGCAAGTCTAATAATGGTTCGTGTGGACAGCTCGCTACAGATAACCTACGAGCAAGATGTCTTAAACAACTACGAACGAGATGTGGGACAAGACGACTGATGCGATTCGATGTGAGCATAGACGGCGATGCCGAACTCCAACGGGCCATCGGCAGTTTGCTTCCGAAGCTTGAGAAGAAGGTCTTGCGTCAAGCCATGCGCGAAGCGGCAAAAAGCCTCCTGCTAGATGTGCGTGCAGCCATACGGCAGATACGACAAACCGGAAAGCAGACTGATCCTCTTTCCAGAGGCATGACCATAAAAGCCCTGAAGCGGGGCAGGATAGGGGTCAGAATTGAAACGCCGACCCGTGCCAAACTTGGCATACCGGCCAGCGCCAAGAACTACTACCCGGCCCATATAGAACTTGGCAGCAGGAACGAACCAGCAGAACCGTATATGCGTGGTCCGCTTGACCAAGGCAGGCAAGAGCTTACACGCAAGGCCAGGAATCGCATTATCGCAGGAATAGAACGCGAGGCAGGCCGTGGCTGACCTGAAGGTGGGACTTTATGCATTCCTGACGGGCAACAGCAACGTCACGGATGAGGTGGGTACGCGCATCTATCCGTTGCTGGCGCCAGCCACGGCAGCCTTGCCATTCATGACGTATCAGCGCATAGCGCGGCAGGAAACGGCACACCTGACAGGACTTTCGCAGCTTGTTTTTGCTGCATACCAATTCGATATTTGGGGGAGCACGGTTGCGGAGGCAGAAGACGCTTTGCTGGCTATCCTGGCAGAGCTTGATGGATATAGAGGACTCATGGGGACGGTACGGATTTCCAGGCTCTTGGTAACGAGTATTCTGGATGGCCTGGAAGACCCGTCGGATGGCAGAACGCTGGGCATATGGCGGCATACCATCACGGCTGATATCTGGTTCCAAGCATAGGGGAAAGTCAATGGCTTCACCATCGGTAGACCTTGGGTCGGGATTTGCGCTGACGTTGTCAGGCTTCACCATGGAAGCGCTGAACGCCAGATGGACAGGCGTCGAGCGAGAAGCAGTTGATACGACCCACTTGGGTACGGCTGCTGCTGGTGCCAACACGTTCGGGAACAGAACATTCATGGCAGGGCGTATGGTGAATCCCGGACAGATCGAAGGCAGTTTTCATTTCACACCCGATGATGAACCGCCCATCGAAGATGCCATTACGACCGTCACGGCGACGTGGCCAAGCACAGGCGCTACGACTGCAAGTACATGGGTCGCCCAGGGTTTCATGCAATCCTTTGACGTAGACGGGATCGGCATCGACGAAAAGATGGTCGTCAATGCTGTGGTCAAATTGACCAGCGGAGTCACCGTCACGGCAGCAACCTAACATGGAGTTCCTATGCTGACGCGGGAAATGATCTTGTCATTGATGGACTTCGAGAAAGAGGAAGTCCACGTGCCGGAATGGAACGGCTCAGTCTATATACGAACCATGAGCGCCCTGGCCAGAGATTGGATGCAGGTCTGGTTCATGAAGTACAGCTTGCAGGATGACGGGCAGCGTGATGCTGCTGCCCTGATAGGCATGCAAGCGGCTATGGTATCGTACTGCCTTTGCAATGAAGACGGCGAGCTGCTATTTGACGATGACGAAGGCCGGGCGATCCTGTCCAGGAAGAACGGCCAGGTCATCAGCAGGTTGTATGACATCGCTTCTCGCGTCAATAAGATGGACGACGACGAAGTGCAAGGGGAAAAAAAAGACTTGCAACGAGCCCCTATAAACGGTTCAAGTACGCCCTCTGTATAGCCTTGGGCTGTACGATGAGAGAGCTTCCTTTCCGCATGACGGCTGCTGAACTTCAGCAGTGGTGGGTACTGTATCAGATCGAACCATGGGGAGAAAAGCGTGCAGACCTACGAATGGCCATCCAGACAGCCGCCATGGTTAGGATGTGGGCCAGCGACCCCTCGAAGATTACGGCCAATTCTTTCATGCCAGACTTTTACCGAGAGTTTGATACCAGAAGAAAACAACCGACGCCAGAAAGGACTGCCAGGGCCTTCAAGACCTTGGCCCTTCTGGGCGTGGGCACCATGCAGGAAGGGTAGGTGGAAGGATTGGCGATTGCAAGGCAAGCTGAAGCAAGGCGCCATCCTATGCTATCTGAATGCCTAATGCAAGGATAAAACGCATATGGCGACCGTCGGTCAGTTGGTCATCAATCTCGAAGCTCGTACCGACAAGCTCCAGCGAGAGCTGAACAAGGCCAAGTCCATGCTGAAGCGCACCGGGCGCAACATGGAAGAGGTCGGCAATGATGCGGCTCGCACAGAGCGCAAGGTAAGCAAGGCCTTTGCCAGAATGTCAGTAGGGGCGGGAGGTCTGAGTACCAGAATAGTTGCGACCTCAAGGGCCATGAAGGGCCTGGCTATAGCAGGAGCTGCCGCGCTTGGTGGGAGTTTTGTCTCGCGCACCATTGCGACGACCGATGCCTTGGGCAAGATGGCGGGTAGGCTTGGTGTCAATGTCGAAGCCCTCCAGAAGCTGACGTTTGCCGCATCACAGAGCGGGGTCTCTCAGAAAGCCCTTGAGAGGGCCATGCAACGTACCATCCGCAAAGCGCAGGAAGCCGCTGATGGGAACAAGCAGATGGCGGCAAACTTCGCCGCGCTCGGCGTCTCTATTAAACAATTGCAGACCTTGGCCCCGGAAGACATCTTCATCAAGGTTGTGGCCAATGCCGGGAAGGTCGAGAATGGTTTCGCCAGACTCATCAAGATTACCGCCTCGGAAGGCGCGGCCCTCAAGAACATGGCCAACATTGGCGAGGAAGGCATCAACCTTTTGATGCAGAAGGCCTCGGATTTGGGCTTGGTCTTTTCCGAAGAAATGGTCAAGAATGCCGAAGCGGCAAACGATCAGCTTGACATCATGCAGCGCGTTATCTCGGCACAAGTCACGACGGCTATTCTTCGGTTGGCACCAGCTATTACCAGGGTCGGCAATTCCTTTGCTCGCATTGTGACCTCCCTGGTCTCGGCCACTAAGGGATTCAATACACTCACAAGCAATGAACAGGCTATCGTTAATACACTCAACGCCATCGGAAGCTCTGCCTCATTCGTCGGAAAGACTATAGGCTTCGTTGTCACCGGCTTGCGCACCATGGCCAGGGATGCAGCCCTGGGCGGGCTTCGCCGGCAGATCGCACTCCTCGATACGCAGATTTCCACATCGGAAAAACGCTTGGCGTCTATGGCGATGAGTCAGGGGGTCGGGCGTACGATCAATACACAAGACCAACGGGCTGAGCGCCTTCGGCTTCAAAATTTCACGGCGCAGCGCAAAGCCCTGCGGCTCGAATCGACTGCGCTGCATCAGGGCAGAGAACTCCCTGGCACAGACACCCCGGTGGTGCCCGTGCCGACAGGCGATCCACCGCCCGCACCGCCGCCGACACCGTCCCCGCTCGGGAGCCCGTCGGCGCAAGGCCAGAAAGCCGATAGCGCCTTTGCCAAGCAGACAATTGATCGTTTTCGCAAAGGCCTTGCCGCCCAGGAGCGTGCCAACGAAACGCGCCTCCAGAAAGAACGGCAAACTATGGAAGCCTTTCGGGCGATCCGCGACCGGAATACCAAGGAGGTGGAAACAACGGCCGCCACGATTACCGAGAAGCTGCTCACGCCGATGCAAGCCTTTCAGGCCTCGGCCCAAGACACTTTTACGAATGTGCAAAATGCGGCCATCGGCATGGCGTTGGATATGGAAGATGCCATGGTGCAATTCGTGATGACTGGCAAGCTGGAATTTCAAAGTCTGGTGAATAGCATCCTCGCCGACTTGACGCGGCTGGCGGTCAGGCAAGCTTTCACCGGTGCCTTGGACGGGGGGCTTGGCGGCGGCATTGGTATGCTGTTCGGAGGTGGCGGTGCCACGGCCGATCCTAGTTTGTTCGCCGGGGCGAACCTCGGCGACTTCGCCCGGGGCGGCATCGTTCCAGGGCCGGTAGGCAGACCTCGTCTTGCCACAGTGCATGGGGGCGAAGCAGTCTTGACCCCTGGACAACGCCGGAGTTCCGGGGGCATCACCGTCAATGTGTTTACGCCGGATGCCGAGAGTTTTCGGCGTTCGACCAGCCAGATTGCTCGTGACACGGCTCAGGCTATGGAACGGGTCCGACTCAGGGATAACGGATAGCCTATGCCAGCCGCCGACTTTCATGAAGTCCAATTCCCGACGAACATCAGCCTGGGGGCCATTACGTCGGTGACCTTCAAGACGACTGTCATCGCCTTGCGAGACGGCCATGAACAACGAAACGTTGAATGGCTTGAGCCGCTGGCCTCGTATGACGTCGCCCCGATGATTACCAGTCAAAGCGAACTGGATACTCTCATCGCCTTCTTCCGGGCACGGGGCGGGCAGAAGAATTCCTTTCGGTTCAAGGACTGGCTGGACTTCGAAGCGACTGCTGTCGTCCTTGGCACAGGCGATGCCAGCAGAACGCAATTCCAACTTCTGCAAACCTATGCCAGCGGGATCACTGGCGATACCTACACGGCGACTCGACCGATTACCAAACCGCTGACCGATGCGTCTGAAGTCATCATGTTGGACGGGACTCCGACTGCTCTCTATACCCTGGATACGGCGACCGGCGTGCTGACAATGGACAGCGCGCCCGGATCTGGCGTCGTCGTCTCATGGACCGGAGACTTCGATACGCCCGTGCGCTTCGATGTCACAAGCCTTCAGACCCGTATTGAACTCCACCATCAATATCAGCAAGCGTTGAACCTGATTGAAGATCGCATCCCGGCGACGGTCTTTCAGTGGACCGAGGCGGCGGTGCCTGAATTTGTCGAAGCCCGACTACCGAACACATTGTTCGAACCGACCGCTGGCGGACCGGGGCATGATACCGTAATTCTGAGCGCCGACAGCGGTGTGGAAGACCGAACGCAGCGTTGGACCGAAAGCCGTATCCCTTATGCTACGACGATGATGGCCCGGTCAAAGACGGAGATGGCGACAGTCCTGGCGTTCTTTCGATCTCGCAAGGGCCGCGGTACTGGCTTTCGGTTCAAGGACGTGTCGGATTTCGAAGCGACCGCCGAAGTGATTGGCACTGGCGATACCATCGAGACGGCCTTTCAAATGACGAAAACGTATTCATCCGGCGGGGAGACCGAAGTTCGCACCATCACGAAACCATTGACCGATGGTTCGGAAACGATCCTGCTCGATGCTGTGCCTACGGCCCTGTACACCCTGGATACGGCGACCGGCATTGTCACCATGACCAGTCCGCCGGGTGCCGGCGTCGTTGTCACGTGGACCGGGGAATTCGATACGCCGATGCGCTTTGACACCGATACTTTCCGTGCGCAGCTCAATACCCTGGACGAGCGCAACTGGCTTGATGTTAGTATGATCGAAGTCCTGACCTCGGCGATCGGCGGCACCTACCTGGCCGGCACGACTGGACGTGTGTCCTCAGGAGTGACGGGCTGCTTGGGGACGCCGTACTACCCGGATGCGCCGGGGACATTAGTCGTGCGCTTTTCCGGCTCCGTCGCCAGCGGCGATACCCTGAAATGGTTCGCCGCGGCGGCGCAACCTGCGCGTTCATTTCACACGGCTGCCATGAAACGGGCGACAGCGGTGACGTTCTGGTTTGTCGTCTCGAATGTCAGTCTGACGGCCGGGGATGGCGAAACGCTGCTGAATATCAATACCGACTATGCCTGGATTCAGTTGCAACTCAAAATCCTCAAGAGTGGTGGCGATCAAGGCAAGCTCCAAGTCAAGGCCAGTAACGGGAATCACAAGACGAGCCTGGTCGGCGCCTTTACCACGACGTCAACGCTGCATAGCGAACTCGGCTCAATCTTTCCGGCCGCCGGGATCATCGGCGATGCGACCGACAACGGAGATCTGTTCGTGCGCTACTTGGAAGCGCCGTTTACCAACACCACCCAAGCGACAGTCACGACCAACGACGACGATGACATTACCGTCTCAGGCTCGCCCTTCACCATTGATCCAGTGCCGCCGACCATCGGTCCCTTCCCGGCCTTCACTATCGAAAACAACCATGCGGTGACCCTGACGAGCGATGATCCAATCGGGACGATCACCAGCAATGTGGTCGAAGACGTCTGTGTTTTGGGCGTATATATCAATTATTCGACCAATAAGATGGTTTTACTGGGCAGCGTTGCGGGCTTCACGACTCCCGCTTGGTGGCCTGGCGATCTGACTTGGATCGACGGCGGAGATACGAGCAATCATCCGGCTATCGGGGCATTTCACGATGGATCGATCCCGTCGACCAGTAACGGCCAAAGCTTCGACCTGCACGAGATGCTGTTTCAAGTCCACCGGCAACGCGACGACGTGGCCCAGATCGATCCAATCGTTGAACTCCAGAAAACCTTGGACTATTTCCAATTAAAATACAAAAACAACATCGCCGTCCCGCTGGGGCCTATCGATCTACGCGGCTGGTATCTGCCGGAGCACGGCACCGACCGCGATCCGGCATCTCCCGGCGTGATTTCCCAATGGGATAGTGCCGAAAACTATCTGTTGCTGGGCCATGACAATGGTTTTGATACCGGCTTCGGATTGACGGAGCCCACGGCCTTTGCGCCAAACATGGTCGAGTTGGGCACGTTGCCGCCGTTGGATGCGGACTTGAAGGCGTTGGTGCCTGCCCATTTTATGCCGGGGACTTAGCCGCATGAAGGCCGTCGAAACGACTATGCAGACGCATCTCGGTCAGGCCGTCATGAGCACGGCGAAATGCCTGCGCATTACCACGACGGCCGGGGTGATCACCGGCTATACGAACCATGTGCGCGATCTCACGATTGCCGGAGTCACCTATCTGGCGACCGGCGGTATTTCCTATACCGCGGTGCGCAGCAACGAAGGTCTCCAGGTCGACAACCTGGACATGACCGCCTTTTTGACGACGGCCTTCGAAGCCGACATCGACGCCGGGGTGTACGACTTCGCCGAGATTCTCTTATTCTTCGTGAACTATCTCGACTTGACGATGGGCACCGTCATCTTACGGAAGGGGCATTGGGGCACGGTCACCCGGCAAGATGGCATCATGTCAGTGGAGATGCGAGGGTTGGCCGATCAATTGCGTACCAAGACGGGCTTCCTGTTTGACACGCTCTGCGTCGCGACCCTGGGCGACCTGCGCTGTCGGGTGGACATGACGACCGCCGGCTTTCGGGTGACCGGGACCGCCACGGCCGTCGACGCGGGCGAACCGCGCCGTCTCTTCTCGGATTCCACCAGGACGGAAGCGACCGATTTCTTTGCGCAAGGCAACGTGACCTTTACGTCTGGCAACAACAGCGGCATTACCCGTGACGTGCGGTCGTTTATCGGCGTGGAAGTGAGTCTCTACCTGCCGTTTCCCAAAGATATCGTTCTCACCGATGCCTACTCGATGGACATCGGCTGCGATAAACGGAAAGCGACCTGCAAAGATGTCTTTGCAAACGTCGACAACTTTCGAGGCTTCCCGTTTATCCCGACGAGCGCGGACATTCATAAACTGCCAGGGCAAGCACGATGAGTGTCAGAGATCGAATTGTCGAAGAAGCCTATACGTGGATCGGTACGCCGTATCATGTCGGCGCATGTCTCAAGGATATCGGCGTCGACTGCGCCCAACTGATTGCCGGGGTCGGCGTGGCATGCGATGTGCTCCACCGCGACCAAGTGGACGCGGTTCCCTTTTACCATATCGGTACGGCAGCGCATACCAAAACCGGCATCCTGGCCCGTGAGTTGTCGCGCTGTGGCTTCCAGCGCAAGCGAGTCGTTCAGGTCGTGCCCGGAGACATCCTGACCTTTCGTACCGGCATGGACGACGGGCATATAGGCATCGTGGTACAACCAGACCGTCTAGTGCATGCGTGCTGGCGTCGGGCTATCTATCGAGTCATCTTGCAACGAGGCAGTCTGGCGACTGCCCATCGTTGCTATGCCTATCCGGGGGTGGACTGATGGCATTCGCTGGACAAGGGTTGTTACCGCTAGGACTTGGTCTGGTGGGCGGTGCATTTCTCGGGCCATTGGGCTTTGTGGCCGGGGCAGCAGTTGGCGGGCTCATTGAATCGTTCATCTTTCAGCCGCCGTCCGAAGTCTTCGAACAAGAGAGCTTAGCCGATCTGTCCATCACTACCCAGACCTACGGAAAGCGTATTCCCAAGCTCATCGGGAGACGGCGCTTGGCCGGGAATATCATCTGGGCTACCGACCTGGTTGAGGTGGAACATCGGGACGAAACATCCAGCGGCAGCAAGAAAGGAGGTGGCGCGAGCAGTACGTCGATTACCAAGACGCACACCGTGAGTTTTGCCATGGCGATTTGTGAGGGGACGGTCATTTCAATTGACCGCATGTGGTTCGATGCGACATTGGTCTTCGATGCAGCAGCACCGACAGATAGCGTGCAAATCGTGACGCCGGCGACCGATGGCACCGAAGGCGTCAAGGGCATCAGCGCGACAGGCACGCAGTTTTTTCGCTTATTCAATGGCTCGGAAGAACAAGTCCCGTCGGCACTCCAGGAAGCGACCGAAGGCGTTGGCGACGTTCCGGCCTACCGAGGCACGGCCTACCTGGAATTTGAAGATCTGGAACTCGGCGCGACCGGGCGCATTCCGAACGTGACCGTGGAGGCGTCCACGTCGGTGTTGCCTAGCGGTCGCCCCATCGCCCTGGCGTACGATGACATCAACCAAGAAGACACGCTGTGGATCGCCTATACTGCCGGCACTGTCGACGCGGCCGGGAAGGGGTTTGCTCAGGCCATTCTTGTGCCAGATCTGTTGGTGTCGGTCAAGGGGGGTGCCGGAGATAGCCCGGCCTTTATCGACATTGCCCTAGGCTTCAGTGGTACGACGTCGTTTCCTGTTGTCGTGGTCGGCAACCTGGGGCCGACTGGTGACCCGACCTTGTCCATCTTGAATGCCGATACCGGCGTCGCCCTGGACGTAGGCGACAGCGGGGGCGGCGGGGCCGGCGCCGCGACGTCGTTGCTTGAAGCACCCATTCTGGACGATGGCGAACTAGGGACAAGCCTCGCCCATGGCTTCCTGGACATGCTCTCGGCTACTACGGATACCTACTGTTTGTTGCAAACCATTCCCCGGATCGTCATGGTCGACCATTTGACCGGAGATCGAACCAAGACGACGCCAGCCGCGACGCCAGTCCACCTGGGAGCCGATGCCACCAATCTCTACGTCGTCTGTCAAGGTGCCGATACGGTTGATGTCTTTGTCTTGGGTACGCTGGCCGACGCGGCGACGCCGACCGTCGCCGTAGGCGACGGGCCAAGCCGGATCGCGGTCGATGCGGCAAATGACCGGGCCTGGGTGACGAATACTACCGACGCCACGGTGAGCCGTATGACCTTATCGACCCTGACCGTGGCGGCAACGCCGGCCGTGGGCACCGGGCCGGTCGCCGTTGTCGTCGATAGCGCTGGCTTCGTCTGGGTCGCCAATGCCGGGGCGACGACGCTGTCCTACATCGATCCGACACCGAACACCGCCTCGACCATTGCCTTGGAAGATACGCCGGGGGAACTGGCGGCCGATGCCAACGGCGGCGTGTGGGTGACCCTCCCCAACCTGTCCATGGTCGCGCATGTCACCAGCGCTGGCGCAGTCGTCACCGCCAACATTCCTTTAGGGCCGGGCGCCACTCCCATGTCGATTGTTACCGATGCCGATGGCCTGGCGTACATCGTTTCGACAACGGCTGGCGTGTGGGTCCAGGCGACCTTCGATGCGACCACTACCGAGATTCACATCCTGGCGCCGCACGATGCCAACGCGCTTGGCTGTGTGGTACGACACCTGGCCGAGGAAGCCGGTGTCGCCAGTCATAACATCGACATCAGCGCCCTGGACAATACTCCGGTTCACATGCTCATCAGTGGCGTCTCGTCGGCCATCACGCCGCTCGAAGAACTGATGCGGGCCTTCAAATTCACCATGGTCGAGAGCGGGGAATTCCTCAAGTTTTATTTCCTGGGTGGCACCAGTCAGGCCACCCTGCCGGAAAGCGTCACCGGCGCAGGAGCCGAAGATGCGGCTCGTGAAGGGCTCGCCATTAGCCGTACTCAAGAGATGGACTTGCCGACACGGGCTACCGTGACCTATGCCTCACTGGCCCGGAATTACGACGACAATACGCAATCGGCGGCCCTGGTCAATAGTCAGGCGCCTGCCAATGTGCATAGCGCCCACTTGGCCGTGAGTATCCCGGACGACACGGCCAAGGCTCTGGCCGAAACGACCCTGTACGAAGCCTGGCTGAATCGCCTGGGCTTTCAGTTTAGTCTGCCGCCGAAGTTCAGCTTATTGGAACCCGTCGACATTGCCGACGTCACGTCACGCACCGTTGAATACAGCGTGCGCTTCTTGGAGATGGACTACGGCATCAATGGAGCGGTTGACGCCAAGGCAGTTGAGCACCATAGCTATATCTACCAGGGCTTCCGGGCCCAACCCGGCTCTGCGCCAGCCGCAGTCCAAACGACGTTGACCATGGCAGACCTAACAGCCTTCATCGTCGACCTGCCTCCGTTGGACTCGACGCACGTTGTGCTCGAATACGGCATCGCCATACATACGACGGAAGACGGGGATTGGGACATTAGCACCCTGCACCGATCCATCGATAGCGAGGTGTCCTATCAACTCCAGCATACACAGAGCTTGGAAGCCATCGCCGGTACTGTCGCCTTGGCGACTGCCGACGCGCCGGAGACGGTTTGGGACGATACGACGACCATCGTCGTGGTGATGCGCAACGGGGTGCTGACGACAAGCACCGATTTACTTGTCCTAAACGGTGCCAACCGGGCCATGGTTGGCACCGAGTTAATTGGCTTCGTGACTGCCACACTCGGGGCAGCCAATACGTACACGCTGTCTCGGTTGCTGCGAGGCCTCCAGGGCACCGAAAGCTTGACCGGCACGCACGCCGTGACAGAAAACTTTGTCTTCATCGATGCGTACCAAGCCCTGCAAATGGCCCCCTACACTGTCGGCCAGCGTGGCATTGCCTTCGACTACAAGGCCGTGAATCTGCGGCAAGCCCTAGCAGATGTCACGGCGACACAAGCAACCTTGAACGGTGCCCGCATGAAGCCCTGGGAGGTTGCTCCGGCAGTCTCGACGGTTGACGGGAGCGACAACTGGACCCTGAACTGGTTGCAACGCTCGCGTCTGGAAGGCGCATGGGTTGATGGCGTCGGCATCGGGAACGACTTCGATCATACGGGTTTTCGGGTCAAGATTTACCAGACCGAAGCCTATACGACCGTGCTCCGAACGTTCACCGATACCGATGGCGGCAATCCGGCGGATGCCGAAGCCACTAAGACGCAAGCCTATCCGATTGCCAACCAGACAACGGACTTCGGAAAACACAACCCCCATCTCTTCATCGGCATTGCGCAGTTGTCGACATCGATGGTGGGGTATGAAACGCAGATTGAACTGCAAGAGATTGGCGTCTCCTCGTTGACGGATAACCTGGAAGCCTGGTGGAAACTGGAGGAGGCGTCAGGATCTCGGGCCGACGCGCAGGGATCGAATATCCTCACCGATATCAATACCGTCACGCAGGCCACTGGCAAAATCGCATCGGCAGGCCAGTTTACCAGGGCGAATAGCGAATCGCTCACCATTGCCGACAATGCCAGCCTGAGCCTCGGGGCCGATTCGGATTTCGTCATTGCTGCCTGGGTGTATCTGGACAGTACCCCTGCCGGGGCGATGATTCTTGCCAGCAAAGGGGATTCGGCTGCGACGATTTCGCAGGAATTTCAGTTGATTTATTCGTCAGGCCTGTTTCGCTTCAGCGTCGGCGATGGTGCCGCGTCGGCAGAGGTCACGGCATCGACATTCGGCGCCGCGTCGACAGGCGTCTGGTATTTCGTCTATGCCTGGCACGACTCGACATTGGATACCCTCAACATTATGATCAACAACGGCACGACGGATTCCGTCGCCTGGGCCAACGGGACGCAGGACACTGCCCAGGAATTCGCTATCGGACAATGGAGCAATATCGCGGCGGGTGGTGCGGCGGGCCATTGGGACGGACGCATCGATGAGGTGGGTTTCTGGAAAGGCGGGTTGCATTTTCCGCAAGAACGCAATGACCTGTATAACGGCGGCGCGGGGGTGTCGCATCCATTTGTCAATTAGGGGCAGGCCATGGTCACAACGAATCTCGAAATGGTGGAACTGACGATTGGGCAGGCGCAGAAGGAAACGACCGTCAACACCGCCTTGGGTGTCTTGGACGGCGCGGTCGCCGGGCGGGTGTCAATTGCCACGGCCGATGCCAACGTCACGTTGACCGACGCCCAGGCCTTCCAAAACATGACCTTTGATTTTACCGGGGCCATGACTGCCGGGCGCAACGTCGTCGTCCCGGACAACACCAAGATGTATGTCATTACCAACAGTACGACCGGCGGCTTCGATCTGACGGTCAAGACGTCTGCGGGATCTGGGATTGCCGTCTCGGCAGGCAGTCCAAAAATCCTTTCCTGCGACGGGACCAACGTCATTGAGCTTGGCGGGGCAGGGCCCTTCACGGGCGATCTGCTTATCAGTAATGGCAACGGCTTGGTCGTCGGACACTCAGCACAAGTCGTGGCAGGTGGTCTGACCTCGGAAGCTCAAATACTTGGCACGGCGGCTGCGGATGCTGCGCTTGTTGTTGGGAGGTGGTCGGCGGATGCTGTGGGTCCAACGCTCATCCTCGGGAAAAGCCGCAATGCAGCGATAGGCTCCTTCACGATTGTGGCGGATGATGATGTCCTCGGTCAACTCCAGTTTGCTGCCGATGACGGGGCGGACTTGGCAACAATCGGGGCCGCGATTACCGCGGAGATTGACGGGACACCTGGCGCAAACGACATGCCGACACGTCTGGTGTTTTTGACGACGGCCGATGCAGCTTCCACCCCGACGGAACGCCTGCGAATTAGCGCTGCCGGGGTGATAACAGTAGCTGGAACACTTGCAACCACACCTGGTTCGGTCACGCTTGGGGCGGCGGCGACCGTCATTGCTGTGACAGCAAACGTGATGACAATCACGGGCGATGGTGGCGGCAATACCGTGGCGACTCTTACGGGTGGTACGTCAGGCATGACGTTGACGCTGATCTTCATCGATGCGTTGGTTACCATTACCGATGATGGGACACATGGGGCAGATTCTGTCGACCTGTCGGCGGCGTTTACGAGTGCTGACGATACGACATTGCAGCTTGTGTATGACGGAACATCATGGTATGAGCTGTCCCGATCTGTCAATTAAGAGGGACGCGTGGCCACGCGTCCCATACAGGAGGTCATCGAATGGCAGAGCAGCTTGACGATACCGTATCCGGCCTTGCCCGGATACCCGTCAACGGGAAGGATTCGACGACAGAAGAAATACCACTCTCGGAGCTTGAATGCCTCCGAGTAAAGACTTTACAGCAGGAACTCCAGTTTCTACAGTTGCAAGCCAAGACTGCCATACAGGCAGCGGCAGCGGCTCTAGACGACGGCATTGGGAAACTCTTGACGGCACACTCCATACCAGCCGAAGCCCACTCTCTGTACGCTATCAATATCGATCAGATGTGTATCAGCCTCAAACGGTAGGAGTACTCAGGGGAGGCCGGCCTCCCCTGAAGCTCTTGCGTTATCGTGGTTCTTGTCCTTTCACAGAGTCTAGCTCGCGCATCGATCTTGAACCTTCGACTCATTCGGCTCACACTATAAGTGTGTTCTTACCGTTGACATGGTTCGCTCCTTGGCCCGATACCTGCGTCACCAACGAGCTCGCGCATCCACGTTGTTCTTTTGACTGCTTAGGCTCACGTCGAGTCTCCTGGACCGAGTCCCCTCCTGGTTCGCGAGTTTGGCTTGCGCCTGCATCTCTCATGACTCACGCCACATAGTTGGACCTACCTATGGTGTGGTTTGCTCTCTCGTGCTGGTCCTGCATACGCACTGGCTCACGCTTCAGCCTTGCTCCTGTCCAGACCATGGTTCACGCTACTAGAATGTTCCTACTGTTCTACTGGTTCACATCGAGCGTCCTGACCTGTTTACCCTCCTGGCTCGCTGATTCGGCTTGTTCATACATCTATCAAGGCTCATTCTCATGTCATAGTCATACGGGTGCGTTGGCTCACTCACGCTCGTTGTCCTGACGTTGTACTTGGCTCACTCGAGGGCTTTGTTCCTTCAGGAGCGATGGCTCGCACGTCTGCCTTGTTCCTGCCGCCAGATATGGCTAGTCGTCCTTCTTGTCGGGGGGCTTCTTGTACTTAAAGCCCGGCGGTGGCCAGCCCGGCGGCGGAATGATGTTCGTGTGTCCTTTGTATTCCACGACCCACGGCCTTACGACAGGCGTGTGATGCTGGAGTTCCCAACTGACCTGGTGCCAATGAGCCAGAAACATCTTCTCGATCCAACGGTAAGCGCGAGCTTGGATATGGGCAGGGGGAAGCCTCCCGGCAGCGTAGTGCTTATACGCTGCCGTTTCTCTTCCATAGCGCTTTTCTCTGAGAGCCCGCTCAGCTTCGTGAGCCAGCTCGCCCCGCTCATTAAGATCTTGCTCATAGGCTTTCCTTTCGTAGTAGAGCGGACCATACTGCGACTTGTCGGGATATCTATGGTAGAGCTTAATCTGCACCTGCGCGAAGCGCCACAGAATTGTTTTCAGGAACGCATTCCATGGACGTCTGGCTAAAGCCTTTGCCAGGTTCTGCACCGTGAGTGGGCGTTGCGTTCCTGTAGCCGTTGTCGTTGCAAACCTTCGAAGGGTTTCTCCCTTCCGCTTCGTGTTCAGCGCCACCTGGAACAGGTCGTCCAGGTCTATCGGCCCGGCCATCTTGCCAATGATGTCACCTATGATCTGTTTGGATTTCTCTTCGCCCTGCCAGGTCTGCATCGGTTGCAGGCCGGCATAACTCCACCAATGCCCGACAGTCTTCGGCGTATCCTCGGCAAGATTGGATACCAGGCCGGCACAGATCAACGGTCCGACGCCGAAGAGGTGCGGCTTGGCCCAGTCAGCAACAATAGGATACTGCCTGGACCAGGTGTCCAAGGAGTTCTGGCAATTCTTTTCGAACGTGGCATAGTTCCGCACTGCCCATTCGAACAGGTCATAGGGCCGGTTGTCCTTCTTGGCGGCATCCAGTTGGTTGTTCATCCTGACGCGTTGGCGCTGTTGATCGTAGTACAACTTCAGCATCAGGCGCACGTCGTCACGGGTCATTTGTTCGGCGGCGCGTTTGAGATCCTTGTCAAGCCTTTCAACGGCTAACCAATGAATGATTTTTTCTATTGGTTCATTGTCAGGTTCGAATTGATCTAGCTCCATGGTATGTCCTTTCGTTCAGCGAGAATTTGTTCAGACGCCAGAATTGGCTCACTTAGGGCCTTTGTGCCTACCATGTCCCTGGCTCGCTCCCTAGCCTTTTTTCTGGTCCTTGACTATACAGCAGGGCCTGGTAGCATGGTCCTGCTGTGAGAAGCGTCCCGCATTGTGCGGGTACGTTAAGCGCTACAGGTCATGGCGCAGTTTTGACGGTTCTGCCTACGCATGTCACGCTTCGCCAGGCCAACACGAGGGGACGAAAATAGAGCCTTGGTGTCTGTTGGGCTGCGTCCCGAAGAACGGCCCAGGGGCTTGGCGCAGGTTCAGCCGCAGACGAAGGCAAAGACAAATCATACGAGATTAGAGCTAGATTTGAGGTTGGCAGACCACCAGGGTTGCTCTCTGGAACCCCCCTAGATGTGAATTTAGCCTTCAACTTTGCCCCGTTGCAACTGGACGTAGGCAAGCGATATGTGTGGCGTTGTTTTGTCGATGACAAGTTCGCAGAGGAGACAGCGTTTTCTACGCAAGGGGAACGTAAGCCACAAGGATCACGGTAGCGCTACCTACCCAGCACCCTCGTCATCTTCGATCGTCAGGCCTATACGCCGTTAGAGCGCCCCAACCTCCAGCCCCCGCAGCGCCGGTTGCCCCAGGCTGCGCCGCAGCCAGTCATGCAGCGTATCCTGGATAATCCACACCGGGTACGTCCACTCCTTCCACTGCTCGGATTCCTGCTTGTAAATCGGCAAGCCTTTTTCCCGCTATTCAGCACCTGCCGCGAGTTGGTCACACTCCTCAATAGCCTTTCGCACCTTCGTGGCTGCAATGGGCCGGCGTACAGATTCAAGTGTCACTCCGGCCTTCAACGCATTCATGACACCGACGGCTTCCAGGTAATTGTCAACCTGCATATATTGCCCCCTGTGCCACGGAAGCTGTGACAGGTCATTGCGCATCAGGTTGCGGTTTTCACGCACGGCAATAACCGGAATGCCCTGCTCAAGTGCAGCCACCGTTGGCAAACCGAAGCACCCATCCGGGATGACGAGGCATGACACATCTTCTACAGAGAACACATCGGGCCGAGCAAACAACATTTCGTCTCGAATGATCCTGGGGCTCTTCATGAGCCCCTTCAAGATACACTGGAGGAAGGACAGCGATATCGCCTCCGCTGACATCCTCGGCTCCACAATACCGGCCTCCAGCGTTTCAACCTTTCTGGATTCAAACATAGGAGAGTGGGCCGTTGGTACGTCGAGTAGCGATGAAATCGTATGAGTCAGCATGGCTTCGACGCCACCCCAGGGGTTGACCATTTTGCCTTCACTGCGGAAATAGTCGAGGTGATATGCCTGAGGGACACGGATGACCGAGGAGAGTGCGACTGCATCATACGTCCCTGCGGTGTCGTTGAGAACATCGAGGCAATATTCCAGGTTCTCGACCCGCCCGATGGCACGCCCGGAATCCGCATACTCAGCAACCATGCGAAGAGGCGGCTGAAGGCAAACGACCTCGGGACAGTCGAGCCCAAAGGTCGCCCGGGCGGCACTTACGGAGTTAATCGCGGCATCCACAAAGTGCGTGTCCGGATGCTCATCGAGCATGACCAAAACACGATTTGTACGCGTTGGCTGGAGACCGACTGTGCCCATCAGCAGGCGTGTGACGATGCTCCCCTCCACATAGAGCGCATTGGCTGGCATCTCATTAATATCGGATGCATTGACGACGTTGGGATGGAGGACGAGCCTGTCGCAACTCTCAGACAGGAGACGCGCAACCGCTGTGGCATCACCGGCATGGCCGCCAATCTCGGCGCCGATGCCGGTGGGGATTAACAGCACGGCATTAAAGCTGTCAGTCGTTTCCAGGGTGCGCCTTCGCATCGCAAACAGGTTCGCGGTGTGCTCCTGAAGGCTTGCGGGTGCATCCATGATGACGCCGATCTCGCAATTGTATTGGTGATCATTGGACTCCGTGACCGCATAACGGACCGGTATCTCGTCGGCCTTCAGGTGAAACTCCACACCTGCCCGGATATGATCTATGAGGCGACCGCCGCCGGTGGGTGCGGGAAGCACGATGGCCTTTTCTCTAATGTGCACGCCTAGACTCCTGTGGTTATGTACTACCTGCTCTACAGTCTCTCGATGAACGTGGAGTTGCGTATCTCACCGCAAAACCATTTTTGGGTGAACTCGGCTGCCGCGTCAGGATCGTACTCCTTGCAGGAGAAGATGTTGACGAACACCTTCTCCTGTAAATCAAGGGTGTGAATGACGATCGTGCTGGTCAGAATGAAGCAGACCGCAGATGTCCCTTTTGTGTGCGGCTCCGTTTGTTGCTCTTCTGGTGGTACATCGACGTCGTCCCAGAAATGCACCTCGCACTTCTCCATGTCAATGAGGTCGCACAGCTCAGTGAAAAATTGATCGATGCATGTCCGATTAAAGGTTGATGGGTCACAGTCGTGGAGATCCAGTGCCAGTTCATAGCCGTACGGCCGTATCATCCTTATCCCCTTGTGCAATGGAAAACCTAGCTTGGCAGGGATTGTCGAATTCGTGCGATAGTACGCTCAAAAACAATTGTTCTCATCGATAGATGGTATAACTGCCATATGAATCAGCGGTCAAGGTGGTGTGCACTAGGAGCCTCAAGCCGAACCTAAAGAATCAAACCCCGCTTCTCTCTTCCACTCTCCCCCCCCAGCTTTCCCCGACGAGCCGTCCCGAGGCCGCAAGGCCATTGTAGCGCCAGCCC